TGGTGTTACTATTAGTTTGTCCCCGCCTAACCCGCTTAATTGCGTTGTTATCGCCCCTTCTATTGCGTCGCCCAGTCCCATTAATCCTACTACTGCTGCGATGCCTATTATTATTCCTAGTATTGTTAGCGCGCTTCTTTGTTTTCTGTATTTGATGTTTTTTAGTGTCAGGTCTATTACGTCTCTTGGTTTCATTTTTTACTCTTCCTTCTTTTTTTGAGGAAGTAAGCGATTATCATTACTGCTACTATTACTAGCATTACATCTGAGAATGTTACTTTTGGCGCGCTGGTAACTGCTTGGCTGTAGTTTATTATTATTGTTTCTGTTGTGTTAAATGTTGTTTTCTTGCCTGATGGTGTCATGTATTCTATTGTTAAGCCTACTTTTAATTCGCCTTCTTTTGCTGGCTTGAATTTAAGCCATTAGCCCGCTGACGCAGTTGTCTGGAAGGAAACCCAGTTTCCGCTTGGGGGTGAATTATCCCCGCGTTTTATCATTAGTTCAACCGCAGAACTCGGTGTCCCTGTTCCCGGCAGACGAATCATTAGAGAACCCGGACTTCCAGCGGCGCTAGGAGCATTTTCAGAACGGGAGATGAAAAACTTTATCCCATTCCCGAAATCGAAAATTTCAAACGTTCCGATCACGCCACTTGCCGCAATGTCTTGTCCCAGTTTCAGGCCAGACGAAGCGATACAAGTAGCACCACCTATCGAGGTAGTAAGACCTGTTGTGAGTGTCAACCGTTCCGCAAACGTTGGCTGTCCACCGATAGTCCCGCCTAGCGCACCGCCAGAGTCAAAGTTCAATGACCCACCACTGGCTACGCGGAATGTAGAGGCTCCTGCCTCTCTGATTACTCGTGAGTTATATGTAGGCATATTGTTTTCCTCCTTTCCATTCTTATAGAGGGGAGTAAGATTAGATACTCCCCTCCGTTAGAATGTGAAAGGCGTTACTGTCCTAGCCTGTCGCTATACACAGTGGTTCGAGTGTCCTGTGTAATTGGGAACTGCCGCGCACCCCCCAAGATAAGCGTTGCCGCAAACGTCACAGATGTCGCACCCGTTACAGCATACTCACCACGCAAGAACGGTGTAGAAGCGTCAATTGCGAAGGAACGCACATACGCATTTGCCGAACCGTCTACAACCTGAATGGAGGCACCGATGTCTCCAAACGTGCCATCTGAAGTGGCGGAACGAGTTATCTTGTAGCGCACCTGTGCGGCAGTAGAACCTCCGCTGATAACAAGTGTTCCGAAGTTGAAGCCAGAAGCATTATACACACTGGTCGAACCACCGAGATTAAGTGCCACGGGGCTAGAGAGTGCAATAATCTTCAGGGCAGAGCCGTTAAGTTTATCACCTAGATACTGAGTCATCTTTCATTCTCCTTGTCAGTCAGACTATCCATCAGATTACGCAGAAACTTTCTGAACCACAAATTTCCACGGCTCGATGACTTGTCCACCCAGTCGGCGGCGGGCAAATACAGCCACGGTATTTGTGCCATAGGTCGTTACGTCTTCTACACGGGCAAATTCCATGCCCACGCGGTCAACAATCAGATAGCCACTGAAGTCCCCGAAGATAATCGGGTGTTTGTTTGCGGCCACAGCGGGCATCCCTTCGTCCTCGAACACCGGATAGCCCAACAGAGAAGGCGGTTCACCGGCCTTTAGGCCCCTTTCCCACAGATAATCGGCATTGCCATCCTTCAGCTTGCGAATGTCGCGGTGGGTATTCTTTGCGGCTACAAGAGCGGCATTACGTCTGTATTGTGCTTGTAGCGTGTATACAAGGTCAACCAGACCGTCGGCAGTCACTTGACTCGCATTCCCTGTGTTGGCAACTGAGATGCCTGTCACAGGTGATTCATCTGCGCCAGTTGCACGCGCTCCGAGAATACCCAACGGGGTATTTGCTCCCTGTGCGGTAAGGAACTGGGTGTCCTCGTCAATTGCCATTGCCTCGGCAAACAATCCGGCCACTGTATCCAGCAGGTTGAAAGCAGAATCTTCTAGCAAATTCTTGGACAGGTCTGTTCTTGCCATGACGGTATGAACAGGGATGCGTTCCATTGCAAAGGTCGGGTTGGTAGAGGCCGCTGTCGCAGAGGCAGGGGTTTCATTTACCCATGTAACGCGCACGGCACTTGTGTATTGCGAATTACCACCATCCAACTTCGGCCAATCCACGGAATCACGGACTGTAGAAATCACGCGGGCGCGAGAGCGAACTACCGTAAGCCCCATAAGCCGTTTGATGATTTCATTGCGGTAATCTTCCGGCACAAGCACACCACCGAGGTCAAGCGTACCCTCCACCAGAGTTGCCTTGATTTCCTGTACGCTCTTGCCCGCCTTGATTTCTGCTTCGATTTGCTCAGGAAGCAGGAATAGATTGCGGCCCTTCAACAGTTTGAAGTCGCCATCCTGACTGCCTGTGCGTAACCAGCGAACAAAGGCACTCTTCTGACGTTCCCGCAAATCATAGTAACCCGCCCCGTACAAATCCTTGATAACTGTCTTGACAGCATCTCCGATTGCGCCATAGCGAACTACATGAACCGGGTCAGTCTTGAAATCTTCCTTCTTTTCATCTGCCGGGGTTTCCTCAACCGCAAACGGAGGGGTTGCAACCTCGTCCTTCAATGACTGATTCTCTTTCTTTAGTGCCTTGATTTGCGCGTCCTTCTCGTCTGCGGCCAACGCATCTGCGGCTTCCAACTGGACTTTCACCAATTCAGCCTGTTCGCGGAGAGCCTTTACTTCCGCTTGTGCCGCTTTTGCCTTGTCCACTTCGCCCGCCTCAATCGCCTTTTCAGCAACTGCGAGTTGGGTCTTGATAGACGCTAGAATAGACTGATATTTCTCTTTCATCGTGTCAATCTCCTTTGATAACTAACTAGACTATCTCCATGAGTTCTAGCCGTTCTCGTTCTAACTCCAGCCAATTTTGCAAACGTGCTTTCTCAGCACCCTGTTCGCCCACATGACCTTCGTCGTGTTCGTTTATGGCCTTTACTACAGAGTCAAAATCGCATTCAATCTCTTGATATGCGCTCTTTACTTCTTCCACCGGCCTCATACGCGGTTCTGCCGGTGTTGGCGTGGCCGATATTTCTACAATCGGCCAACGGTCAATATGCCCACTTTTTGCCACTGCCCGCCCCGATGAGAGTGTTTGAGAGGATGATTTCAATTTCCCCTCCCTAATTAGTCTCATCACCTGTGCGTCATACTCATCTGCCGCTTTGACTTGGGATTCATACCAAAGCCCAGTGTCGTCATACTCTAAAACATCTACCGTGCCAATTACACGGGTCTTCATCTTTCCGTCTAGCCCGTGTTGGTACAGGTAAGGCAATCTACCAACGGCCTTGAAAATTACGTCTAGGTCTTTTGTGTGACGGTCAAAGAATTCACCTGTTAGGTCTTTCTTGTTTTCGTCACCCCACAAGATTGCATACGCCCCAATCCGATTGCCGCCGAGTGCCTTTACCGTACCGTCTGCCGCAGATGTGCGGATAGCAGATTTATCCATTTCGCCCATCTCATCAGCCATCATGTCCTGAAATTCTTTGGAGGCTTTGGCAATTGCCGTCTTTTTGTTCTTTATGTCGGGCGAGTACACAATGTTGCTGAGAACCTGTTGGAACATCGTCAAGTGATGCTCCATTTCTTTCATGCCTTCTCGTATTTCTATTTCGGCCATTGCGTCAGCCAATGAGGTCGCATTCGTGTAAGGAAATGGTTCTGCATAACCACATTTGGCGCATTTGTGAGGCACAAGCATTTCTTTTCCTTCTTTATCGTGCCACTGACCGTCTACAGGCCCGCCTGTAGATTTATCACTTTTTACTCTATCATTCGCGGTTGCAAATGCCATGTGTTCACATTCCTCGTTGTCCTTATCGCAGTGTTCCATGACACCATTGAAGATTCCGACCCACTTTTTTCGTTTCTCTTCCGACATTCCCATTACATTGGATGGTAGGTTAGGGTCACTTGGCCCACTGTAAGGCATAGGTTTTACTCCACAAAACAAAAAGCGCACTCGGTTTCCGCTCCATTGGCGGTGAGTGCGCTCTAAAATGGCGTTATATTCAGTTTGGCGGGATCAGACTATATTTCCAAATTCGCTCGTATTATAAAGGTATGATTAGAAAAAGTCAAGCCAACCTTAATCCAATATCTTTTAGCGGGATAACGCTGTAATGCTTTTGATTATAGTGGCGGGTATGCAAAAAGATATTCTCTCCAATAATCTCAAAAATCCGAAGACCGCACTCAGCGCACCGAACTGGTGTTCTGGCAGGATATTGAAATAACTGTTCTGCCAAACTACCGCCCGGTATCGTCGGGCGCATATCTTCTACAACACTCGCGCTAGTCATCATTTGTCACCCAAAAACTTTCTGCGGAGTTGATTCTGGAAGTTGACCTGCATTCCTGCCCATTCTTCCGCACTTATGCTACTCACTGCACCTCAATTCATTCCCAAAGTGAAATTAGCCCACATCCCCCATTCCTCCTTAGAAATGGGCATTCCACGTTTTATCTTTTCAAAAACACCATCCAAAATTACCTCGTCGCTGGCGGTCATCTCTTTTACTCCTTTTGGTGAGTCTTCTCTAACGTTTAAAAATCCGGCCAATGCCAAACCCAACCTTATT